TTCTTTCTGCTGGAGAACCTTCGCATAATGCGGCAAGCCCTCTCCCCTATTCTCATAGTAATCAATCACATGAACAGCACGACCAACCTGTTGGACAAACCATATAACCGTACTGTCGTTTACGCCCAGATCCCAAAAAGTCTCCACCCTAACACTTGGATCATACGGAACTGAAGTTATGCGCCCCATCTCATGGAGCTCCTGTAACTCCTTGCCATAAACAGCACCTGGTACATTCGCTACCCAAGAACACTCATACTCCTGGGCATACTGATCAGGGCTCATCATACTCGATGCAGCCTCTAATTCCTCATCATCCAGTATTCCGGTCTCACTCGCCTTAAATAAAGCCGTGTGCCAATCCTTCTGCCTCTCAGCAGCCTCATACAACTCATAAAAAGCATTGTGACCCCTAGGCGTTCCAATAAACAACGCCCATCCCTTACGATCACTCAACGCTGGCCTAATAATCTCCGGAAACAAACTCTCCGGCATATCAGCCATCTCATCCAAACACGTACCATCCTGATATATCCCACGCAGACTATCAGGGTTCTCAGCACCCAACAGCTGTATCCTAGCGCCATTAGGTAAGTCACACCGCAATTCAGTTTCGTGAAACCTCACCATAGGTATCGCACCAGCAAACTGCTTCAAATAATCCCAAGCAACCGCCTTCGCCTGACGATACGTAGGTGCAATGTAACTAAACCGTGGATTGGGCTTGTCACAAAGAATAGCAGCCCTCAACAAGTGATTAATCGCCATAACCGTCTTGCCAAACCTACGATGACATACAACTACACCCCAGCGCTTCTCAGCTAACGCCTGGTGCAACTGGTTCTGTAATGGCCTAGGTGAATAAGGGATCTCGATGTGCATGTGTGTGAGTGTCTTGTGTAAGGGTATTATACGTATAGTAGGAGCGCCCAGTTTTTCGGGGGGTGGGGGTCTGCCCCTGGCTAAAATAATAGGGTCATCGGGTGTGTATCCCGACTACATTACTTGCAATTACAATAGGTTAGCTATGCTGGGCGCCTAACGGGCGCCTAGAACCAAGCATATTAAAAACAAAATCAAATCGTCGGGGGTGTCTGCCTTGTACGCGCGACCCCTGTCTCAGCCTATGCACTACACACACAAATCCATAACACTATCCAGCTTCAGCACTCACCTCACCACCACTCCAGGTAAGTGTAATCTGTCCAGCCTGTTGCTTATCTTCTTGCTTGTCACGTAAGCCTAGTGGCTGCATCTGACGTATGTGTTTATCCATGTGATCTGCTTGTAGTCTTCGTCTCTGTACTTCAGCCATAGCGAGCTTAGGATCATCCGGTAACGCTGCTTCAACTATGTCTAGTATCTGGTCACGCATAACCTCACACTGCAAAGAACGAGCTGTACGATACTGTGTGTATGCATCTTCGTTCTCTTGAACATAACGCAAGATAGTACGCCATGAAGGTAGATGATCGTTCTCGTTGCAAATACGAGTAAGGCTTACACCTTCTGCTATTGCTTCGCAGATCTCTTCAAGCTGTGCTTTTGTTACATTACGTTTTGGCATGTTCTTTTCTTAGAAAAAGACCTGACTAGATTGGTTTCAGTTTGAGACAGCATAAGCGCCAGTAATAAGTATCTAGCCAGGTAAGTTAATGAAATAAAATGTTGTTAAAAAAAACCCTCATAAATTAATACAAGGGTTTCTCTGTATCTAGCTACGCCCAGAAGCGACCAAACCTCTGAATTCGTATGTCGTGCTGACAGCTCAAGATCCGTTTCTTTGCGACAAGATATGGAGGAGCTGCCAGACTTTGACATTGATTAAACAATATCTGTCCAATCATATCATACTCCATACTACATTTCGTGCATTCATACAAGCAATAGTTTTTTTTCAGTCAAGCGACATGACATATATCGTCAAAAGTACTCAGCAAGTATCTCATCGTCTTGGTATTTAAGTCTAGCCCAGAGCCTCACTAATGCATCTGTGTATCTACGTTTGATCTGTCTACCATCTCGTAGTCCATTCATTCTTGCAAGCTTCTGCCATTGCGCGCCTCTTTCACGGAAGGCAGCGCTATGGCTTACAGCCCATACCATCTTGCGATCATCTGCATCCATGTGCTCGATACCCAGGTATAGCGCATTTGTATACTTATCTACTTGCTTGGGAGATGGAACCGGATGTTTAGGTTTGAATTCAGAGTAACCATATGCTGACCACTGTTGCTGATACTCAGGCCATGATCCTAGCTTCTGCTTTCGTATTGCTGGGGGAAGTGCTCGCTCTGTTTCTGCTGCCTCGAAAAATAGTTCACTGAGCTGTGCTACATCAGGGTTATCCACAAGGTTTGCTCCGAAAAAAAAACAATGCTCCTATGTGTACACATTGTGATTTACTGTGTGTTACATTTCGCGTCTGCAAATGAGTTGTATGGACACTCATTTACAACGCTGTGTATGAGCAATGTGTAACACAATGTGTATACATGTCGTGAACACTTCGTGATTATAAAAACACCTCAAAAACCTAGTCAATCCCCTATTTTTCCACATGTCCTAATGAGTGCTCCTGAGTGCCTCTAAGTGCTGCATTTTTATTGTTCCGTTTAGATCGATTGCTCTTGATCTGCTGTAATGTGGCTAGCGTGTGATCGAAATCTTCATCGTTCATACGCATCATAAACGTAATAATTTTTGATACGTTTTGTGTTGTTTCACTCATCTATCTTCCCCTTCGCTACGTCCTCTGCGTGTCTAATAACCCAGCTCAATTTCAATAATTCTTCACCCATTTCTTCAGTCACAATGCCGCTAAACAATACCTTCGTATGCTTGTTCTCTACAGCCTCTGATGGCCTCACTGCCCAGGTAGCTAGACCGTCCTTCACACTGACCGTGAACAACATATGTCCTACCTTGAGCTGCCTATTCATCCGGTACACTCCCCACCATCAGCCTGGCAAAAGAACCCTTCAATATCGAACACCCAATCGCCTTGACGATCTAAGTTGTTTTTAATTTCTTGATAGGCTACGCCATCGTAGCGAAAAGTATGTCCAAACTCTTTTTCTAACCTCGACCACCACTGCATACGATCTGGATAATCTCGCCACATCTCTGCTAATTTTAACTCGCTTTTTAAAAAACAACCGTCACAATTTGAATGTGGTGTCACACCATTGATAAGTGGTAATTTTAAATCGAAAGCTAAATTTTGTTTTGTCCAGAATTCAGCAACATCATACTTTGTTTCGCCAGCGTTATATATTGGAAACCAATTTAACCAGCGTTTATCTTTACTGTCTTTAACTCTGCGTCCTTCATCAGCTCTTATGCCAACAGTGTTATACCACGACTTCCATTTAATACTTACTAAAAATCTTTTAATTGTTTTTACTTTTAATTCTTCCGTACACTTTCTTCTCATAGTGTTTGGAATATATTTGTTAGCTCTTATTAAAGCTTCTAACGGTTCACCATCACGACTAGCAGAGTTGTGGCTAACGGTTACAAACTTAGGCATTTGCTTTCTGTATTCTAACCATGTGATAGGCACACGCCAACGCTCGCTACACTCTTGTACAAAGTCTAATGTTTCTGGCATCTCACGCCCAGTATTTGCGAAAGTAACAACACAATCACTAGGTAATCCATTGTATGCTTCTAAAATATTATGAAGCATAAACGCACTTGTTCTACCGCCCGAAAAACTTATTTGTGTACGCCCCTCTGGTAACTCATATGCATACATACTATTCATTAGCGCCATCATTCAGTACCGCGTCTTCAAGCATGTTGATCTTGCCACTACCGCCACAAATCTCGCACTCAACCATCTGCACATACTCACCGTTGTTGTGCTCGCCAGGCCAATGCACGTAGTAGGTCATTTCTCTCTCTCCGTACCCTCTGCAACGTGAACAGCGAACCATGATCACATCGTCCTGGGTCATCACTTCACCTTTAGTTTGACGAGTGGCGTCAAGAACTCTGTTACGTCCTCGATGCTCTTGCACAGCGCCCAGGCAAAACCAGCCTCAATTATCTGATCTCTCATACGCCTTTGGTTCTCGTTCATCACACCACGTTTAGCTTTGAGCTCTATGAAGATTGCTTCGTTGTGACCGCTCTTGGTTGCAGTACCAGGACAGAACAATTCCAGGTCAGGCCAGCCATACTTCGTACCCATCTGCTTGAGCCTGTTGATGTAGTTTATATGTCTCTTGCC